TTGGGGTTGGTTGGTTTTCTGTCGCTCACGCTGGCATCTCCTCGTTACCGCCCTCGCCGCGACAGCGCGGGCACTCGTTGTCAAACCGCTCAAACACCCCTGCCGAATCGAACCGGGGACCACTCCCGCCCATTCCCAGACAGTCCAAACATGTCACCCAGCGCGAGCGCTGGCTGCGTCGCAAGTTCAAAAACACACGTTGGAATGCGCTCCGTTCTCTCGCGCTCAGTGTCTCTGTTGTTGAGAGCCGTGTCGTTGTCACCCAGAGGCCTAACACTCCCCGTATCAACAGCCCACTCGCCAGAATCCAAATCAGTAGCATGCTGATTGCCATGATCCCTCACGTACGTGCGCGCTGTCACGTCCGCGAACTCGGACCACTCAGCGTGCGTTAAACTGTTAATGTCGTCCCGGGAGAGAGTGAAGTCGTTCACCGGGGCAGTCTCCAGGTGCCTGGGCGTTTCATCGTGGGTCGGCCCTTGGCGTCGTTGTACCAAAGCCAGCCGTTGATCAACTTTCCGCTCACCCTCTCCCACTCGTTTCCGTTCCAGATTTCGAATTTCATTTTGCTGCCCCTTTCGTTGCGTGGTGGCGGGAGATGAGCTCTCCCGCGAGTGACCTAAAAGCGGGAGAATGTCGGCAATGCTGGCCTCGGCGGGCTGGTTGAGAAGTCAACAGCCTCGATCACCGAGATCACAAAACCGTCCCGATTGCCGAAACAAGCGCGCGCCTTGGTCTGCGCTGACTTGGTGTTTTTGGCCCGAATCTCAATGCGCGAGCGGTAGGGCCCGGTCAAACCAACAAACTCAACTGTTACGATGTAGCTTCTCATTTTGTTCATCTCCTTGCCTTAACAGTAATGCTATCCGCGTGCCTAGGTCAACATCTAACAGTTTCGCTCAGGTGCGTGTATCCTACCCCGGGTAAGCCGCGACACATGGGTCGTCAATATTCACCCGGGGAGGCAGTTGATCAACTTTCCATTCACCCTCTCCCACTCGTTTCCGTTCCAGATTTCGAATTTCATTTTGTCACTCCACAACGGTGTCGTTCAAAATTAACCCCCACACCCGTTGGGCCTCATAAATATCGCGCGCCCGCTCGACAGCCTCGGATATCGAGTTAACCCCACCGCCGCTGGCAACATGCTCGCGCTCGCCGTTCGGCAGGATTACAACGAGACGGTCGTTTGTCGGCCCCCAGACGATCTTTGCCCTACCGGCCGGAGCACCATCCGAACTATCGACCAAAATAGTACCAATCACTGTCTCAACCATTGTCTGACTCATTTTGTTCATCTCCTTGCCTTAACAGTAATGCTATCCGCGTGCCGAGGTCAATCCCTAACAGTTTCGCCTAGGTGCGTGTGTCCTACCCTGGGTAAACCGCGACACATGGGTCGTCAATATTCACCCGGGGAGGCAGTAGATGACCGACTTAGGCCCACGTAGACCCTCGCGGGCCTTCGAGGTGACGATCTGGGCTCCGTCCTCTTCCAGGGTTTTGATCCGCTCGTACACTGTGGGTTTGCTCAGGCCGGTGTGCGCGGCCAGCTGCCTCGCTGTGCGCGGGGTGCGGAGGGCTCGTCGAAAACTCAGTAGATCTGCTGCGCTAATTTGTCGTGACATAGCCTAACTGTAACCCTGTTCAGTCCCCGAGTACAGTGGTAACATCCGCGAGAGAGCGGGCGAGGATATAGATCGCGCCGAGGCGGGTAACGGATGCCTCAAACCGCAGCTGATCTGCAGACTGGGTGCCTCTGAGCGATTTGCACTCGATGAACAGCGCGCGCCCGGGGCCAGACCCCAGAGATATCCGCCAAACCCCGGAGATATCCGCCTGACCGGGTAAACCGAAAAACACCGGGCGCCCATGCATGACAGCCATGCCCGTGTTCTGACGCCAGAGAAAAATTCTCGGGTGCTTGTCGTAGTGATTGAGGATTCGTCGAACGAGGGCGGTTTCGTTCATAGGCTGAGTTCCGCGAAACGTTTCAAAAAGCGTCGAGATCCGTACTCGCCGAAATCGAATGCATTCGCGTCTGGATCGTCCACGCCCTCTGTTTCGTGCCACTTACACCATCTCGCTCGCAGCCTGTCGGTCTCTGACCAGTCAATTCTGAGCATGTGTCGTTTGACCTCAAGCAAACACACCATCGTATCCGCTTCTTTGATGACCTCGGGCTCCTCTGAGAGCAGACCAAACGTGTTATAGATTCTATCCTGCCATCTGCGGTCTAAGTCGCGAAATTGAGACATCGCAGGGAGTCGCTTCACCGGGCGAGCCATATCTCCGAGCCCGTACTCGGCCGCGTCGTGAAGTAGTCCGTAGAGAGCAATTTGCCTGAGGTATTCCTCGGGGTCACCCCACGCCTCAGCTGCGTCACCGGACAGTTCCTCAGCCAGGTAGCTCACCCGAAGCGAGTGCTGTGCCACGCTGAGAAACTCATTCGCTTGACCGCGGAACCGACTCTCCCGAGCCAGTCCGAGCGCGATCGACTGGATCCGGATCATCTCCGGCCGCAGGTCTAGCACGTCGATTTTCTCGCCCTGAGATCCTCGGATCCAGCCGTCCGCATCCATGAATTCTCTCACTTCGTCTTCGAGCGTCATTCGTCATCTCCGGGGCAAGATGCTTTCAATGCCCGTGCTGTTACCTCATTGCGCAATGCAACGAGTCCGCATTTTGCGCAGTACTTGAGCCAGGCCAGTTTCGAAACCCAGGCTCCGATTCTATGTCCCCGTTTGTTTGGCACGCTTCCTATTCTGTCCCCGCGCAAATCTTGAACTTCTCGTGATCTTCCTTGATCAATCGTCGAGTTTCCGCATCCTTCTCGGATGCGGTCTGATCCCTCTTCTGTGAATCCTCGATCAGCTGCTGGGTCACGCGGCCGAACACAACGACGCACGAGGCGAAGCGCGCCGGCCCGAGCTTTTTCCCCTGGTACGTAAACCGCAGTCGACCGCGCAAAAACACCACGTCTCCGGGCACGAGGCCCTTACGCACGGGCTCTACGAAGTCGTGCCACCACGCCGTGGACGTGTCGACGGGGAGGAGCATGACCACGGTGCAGCGCCCTTCCCAGGCCTCCTTCGCAGCCTTGGCTACAAACCGTGTTTTGAGCGGCGAGGAGTAGGGCGGGTTACACCAGATCACCGGGGATGGGTGATCGGGCTCGTCTTCCCACGGATTCCAGGAACCACTCAGCGCGTCACCTAAGCTGCCATCCCCGGGGCGCTCGGCTGCGCTGAAAAAAAACGGACAGAGCCGATTCTCTCGATTTGCGGCTGCGTCGATCACGAAGTGAAACTGTTTATCTAGCTCCGCGAACAGCTCCGGCGGGGTTCCGTATTCGTCTGAGAGAGAGGCCTGGGATCGCGCCACGTTAAAACCCCAGCCCGCGCGCTATCAACCACTGTTTCCAGTCTCTGCGGTCACACGCCAGCCAGGCCTCGTGAAGGGACTGTGTATTAATGAAATACAGCGCTTCTGCACATGCGCCCAAGCGGAGCAGTGACAAAACCACAGGGTTTGTCAAACAAAGACCGCTTTTCGCGCCCTCCAGGTCCGCACTCTTCAGGTCCGCGCCCACCAGGTTCGCGTTCCGCAGGCTCGCGCCCGCCAGGTCCGCGCTCCGCAGGTCCGCGCTCCGCAGGTCCGCGTTCCGCAGGTTCGCGTTCCGCAGGTCCGCGCCTCGCAGGTCCGCGCCCGCCAGGTCCGCGTTCCGCAGGTTCGCGCCCGCCAGGTTCGCGCCTCGCAGGTCCGCGCCCGCCAGGTACGCGCGCTTTCCTTTCGTTGGGTCTTTCAACCACTCTGAGTGTTGCTCCAAAATCTCTTTAAGGTTTTCCATTTTTCCCTTCCTCTCTGAAAACACTTTAGCTTAATAGTTTAGGAATAGCAACTCGAAGCTTAGGATAGTAATTCTGCGTGCATCCGCTCTGACAGGCTTTCTGCCACCCGTCCGCGCGGCACCCCGGACACGGCGGGCGCCAGACTTGGAGCACCCCATCTACGCGCACTGTTTCGGCGCCCTTGTACCAAAACTCCATCGCCGCGGGCTCTGCGTCCACGCGCACGTCGGGGCAAAGCGCTTGCATCTCCTCGCGCATGATCAGAGCCATCCGATCTGCTGCCTCGGGCATCCGGGCTAGGGGCATCTCTGAGATATTTTCATCGTGCACAAACACGGCGATGTGCGAATCCCAGAGGGGGGAGCCTCGGTCTGTGTCCGCCTCTTTCGTGATTCGGTACAGCGCGCGTTTGGCACCCTGCGCTGCGCGGTTCTGAAACAGGTGATTCGAGCCAGAACAAAACGGGTTTTTGTCGTTCGTTAAATCCCGCTTCATTCCATTGCCGAAACTCAGAATGAACCCATCCGTGTCGCAGAGCTTGGAGATCAGCGCGAAGTAGTCGTTCATCTCCTCCCACTCTTCGAGCCAGAGCTTTTTGTACTTGACCGCGAGTTCCAGGCATTCGACGCACGTGGGGACTATGTCCCGCCCCTTCCATTGCGTTGTTTTTTCGCCGCAGTAACGCCCCGCGCCGTTGCACCGGAAGCAGTCTTTGACCTGCCCCGCGCAGACACAGGGCACCCCGCCGTCCGCAAGGACACAGAACCGGATCCCGTCCTTCGCGGCCGTAAAAACCAGCTTGGGAGGGCCCATGCCTCCACCAAGGCCGTAGTTGACTGGCTTGGCACTCTGGCGTGCATCAACAGCACGCTTCTCCTTCGCTTTGCGCCGGGCGAGGATGTCCTCGTAGGTGGTGGAGAGCATGCGCGCGGCGATTCGGGAATGGAGATCTTGCCCCGCGTTGATCGCTTCGGCCATTCGCGAATAGTGAAACAAGTCCACGTTGGATTGGGAGAGAGTCACGAGCTCAATGCCCGCGTAGTCAACCGATACGTAGGGACGCTCGCAGATGGTGGGGCCGGAGTAATCGATCATCGGGCTTTGAAACACTCTCTGATTTTCCCGCCGCGCGGGAGCTGCTGCAGCGGTGGTTCTGCGATCGATGTCCTAGCCGTGACCATCGGGTTCTGGTACTTCGCGTTGATAGGCACCGTGGTTCCCTGAAGAATGACTTTACTATAAACCGAATAGAGTCTCTCGTTCGGGCCGGCTTTCCCGAAGTCGGCGAGCACCGGATCTCCCGAAGCTAGGAGCGTATCGCGAGCCGTAGAGACCTGACCCCGAGGGAATTTCTTGCTCGGGGGCGTAATCGGGGGTTTCCCCTGGTACGCCTTGGTCACTAGTGCGGCGAGGTGTTTCGTGTCCGTGGCCCAGCGCATGCCTACCCCATCCCGAAAAAACTCCGGCGCCTCGGGCTTTTTCCCTCCCTTGCATTTCCGCTCTTTCACAATCTTATGATCCAGAAACCTCAGCCTTGTCTCCTCGTGCTGGCGCTGAATCTCCGCGACCAGCGCCGCGGTCTTCTCCGGATCCGTACGCAAGCCCCACTGGTGAGCCCGGTGCAACGCCCACGCGGCGCGCATCTCGTCTCCTCTGCAGTGCGCGTTTTCGTGCCCCGCCTGCGCTGCGTCGATCAGCCAGGCATTGTGCGCATCGGCCTTGGGATACTCCACCGCTTCCGCCGGCCACTGGTCGATCGGCGTGCCCTCGAGCTCGTGATACCTGAGACGCCACACATCCGGGCCCTTCTTCTCCGCGGTCCGATCTACGCCTAGGTAGCGCTGCTCGAGGAGCCCCTGCCAGTAGAAAGGGAATTCTCGGCCCGTGCTCTGATCTAGATAGGCGCACCCTCGGCCGATATCGTGCAGAGTCTCGCTCACGAGGATGCACCGGATCCTGTCCTGATCCAGGGCGCGGTAGACGAGATCCATCAGCGTCGGGTCATCCGCTACCATGCACCCGAGATCGTAGACGGTAAACGCGTTTGTGAGTTCGTGCTCGGTAAGGATGTGCCGGATGATCGGCCGAGCCCCGCGGAGATCCACGAGGTCAGTGGTTTTGCCCTCCGACACAGCCGCGCAAACCACAGGCGGGCTGGGCAGGCCCGGCTGAATCGGATGTGTCTCAACATCGAACGCGTAGATCACGGCTCGCGCTCAAACTCGGCTTCCCACTGTTCGCGGGTCTTTCCCTGAACCAGAGCCCCGGGATCGGGCAAGAAGAAGTGCTCCCGGTAGAATCTCAGCGCCGCAATCGATGCGTCCAGATCGGCCAGCGGCGTGTGTTTCGGCTCCCCGTCTCCCTTCCATGGATCAACCCAACCAGCATCGGCGAGCACTCTGAATACCGAAACATCCAACATTCGGTAATGCCACAGCGAGAACAGCGAAGGATCCGCCTCTCGAAGAAAGCGCGCGTCAAAATGCACCGAGCTCCCTGCGAGTACGCGATCGGCAGGCTTGCCAGGTGCTTTGGTTAGAATGAGATGCCTCACCAGCGTGAGAGCCTCTCGGAGCGAGAACAGTGATTTCGCGCAACGATTTAGCAAGCCTGACCTTTCGTGCATTTCTCGCGCGGCTGTATCCATGTCATCGTATCGATCCCCATTCCAGCTCACGTCGACCTCGATTTCGCCGAGGGTGTTCAAGTTCGTGTTCGTCACCCGGCAGCCCACGGACAAAATCTCACGTGTTTGCGGATCTAGCCCTGTCGTCTCCAAATCAACCCAGATAAAAAACATTTTGTGCTCCTCCTTCATTTGTTGACGTAGGATCCCTTACGAGGATCAGGCGGCTCTTGTTCACGGATATAGAGCGCACCGGGTGGGCCCTCTCTCGGCGGGCAGCCGTGCGGGTCAATCGCCCGAACTCTACGCCGCTTCTTCCTCGCTGCTCTCCGGCTCACCAGCCACGATCTCAGCCAACCACTTCCGGTTCGCCGCTACGGTCTTGGCGTCATTCTCGAGCGTCGCCCAGACGGGAACGTGAATCGTCTTCTGCTTTTTCACGGTCTGTTTTGTCGTGACATCAAAGCCGACCTGCATTCCCGTGGCCAGCTGTTCCTTGCCGCGCATCTCGTTCAGCGTTTCCTTGTATTCGGTGTCGGAGATTGTCTCGACCCCAAAGAGAGTCATGACGAAATCTTTGACGCGCCCGGGGGCCTGGTCGTACTCGTCATACTTCGGGTCGAGGAGCTCGATGTACGTGCGCTTCTGCCCGACCGTGTGAGGCCCACGGTCGTCGGTAGCGAACGCTGTCTTGATGCGCATCTCGACCAGCCAAATCAGACCCTTCATTTTGGTCTGTTTGAGTGCAACCTTTGCCACTACCGCGGAGCCGCGGCCTCGATCTATGTAGCTTCCGATTCCTGCGCCGCGCTCTGCTTTCGCCAACACATCCAGTTGATCTTCTACTGTCCTTGCCATTGTCGTTTCCTTCCGCCCTTTTATTTTACTGTTACACACTCAGATTCAAAGTGCAATATCCCAGTTTCTGCACATTTCCTAATGTCTCGTGCCGGTAGCGGCAATCCTCAATCGCGCGCTTGAATCCCTGCATGAACTCAGCGCTGTGCAGGTACACTTCCGTGGTGACCTCGTCTGCCTCTTGCCCGATGCGGTGCAACCTACCTAGCAGCTGCTCCCACAGATCTCCGGATGCTGGGGGATGCGCCACTAACTGATCCGCCCAGAGAAACTGTGCCCCGTCCGTCCCAGTCCCGCGCGCGGCAATGGACGCGATCACCGACTTCTTGCACCGCGTTCGGACCGCGGCGTTGACCCTGTCCGATGCTTCATCGCCACCAGTCCAGTAGTCCGCGCGGGTCACCTGCGCGAGACGCTCGCCGAACGAAACGAAATCGACCCAACAGATCCCCCTGTGTTTGGCCAGCCACCCCGCCGCATCCTCGAGAAGCCAGTCCGAAATCCACACAGCTTTTTTTGAAGGCTCGACCTGATCGGCGATCTCCTTCCACGCTTCCCAGGTATCGGACTGCCACACGGGCAACGGACCCTTGTAGTCGGCGAGGTAACGATCGGCCGCGTGCTGACACAGGGCTAGCGAGTCGAGGTGCACCTCACGGCGCCGAATCTTCCCCCGGACCTCGGAGTGCCACTCCGAGCGGCGTTTGAGCCATTCGTCGATCAGCTTGGGGGGCTCCTTCCGGGGGAACGTCCGCTGATAGTAGAACCCCGAGGCTAGCTGGCGCGCGCACTCAGCCACCGCCGCGACCTCAACGAGTACCTCTCCGTCTGGGCGGCACCAGTCCCCCTGATCGGGCTCCTCGAGTTCCCCTTTGCGGTTGAGCATGCTTACCCCGTTCGGGCCCCGTAACTTGCGCAGTGCGTCGTGCACAGCCTTCGGCTGAGGGCCCGGATCCCGCTGGGTGATAACCAGCGACGTGGGGATAGCGCTCTCCGTAGTGGACACCACGCCCGGAGTCTCCCTCAGGCGACGCTGGAACCCCTGTCGGGCGTTCTCTCCGGGCTCGCAGAGCCGCGACAGCGCGCCCATAGGTTTAGCCCACAGAGCGGTGCGCCCGACCGAGTCGATTGCGGCGGCCCACTCCTCGACCACGGTCTTGCTCAGTGGAAGTGGGGAGCCTAGTTTGAGACTCCAGGCCGATAGGTGCCAGTAGTCTTTGAGGCTGCGTTTGCTGAGAGAGCCCGACCACGCGCACGCGCGGGTGTTCGGGTATTTGTCGAAGTACCGGCGCACGCGCCCGGTGCGGACCGAGTCGCGGGCGATCTCCTGGCACTCGTTGGCAATTATCAGATCGGGCCGGATACGCTCCAGCGCCGCGGTGCTCTTGGCGTGGGAGAGCTCCGAATAGGCCATGACATGGAGCACCGGCCGCCCCCCGGTGAAGTAACGCCCGCCGGCTAGGTTAGGCAGATTCCAATGCTGTCCGTAGAGGGGAATATCCTGCTCTAGCAGCTGCTTTCGCCCGCTGGGTTTGATGAATAAAACCGCGACCTTGCAGTTAGGGACAACCATCGGCATTAGGAGCCCCAACAATTCCTTCCCGTGCCCAACCCCGATGGGTCCGAGCACCCCCTGACCCACTGAACCTTCGTTCAGTGCCCAGGCCTGGATAGGAAGGAGCTCAGTAATGCATTTGCGACCCATTGCCGCGCAGGCGCAACGCTCGTTCATGCGTTTCAGCCTGTGTGCGTCAAACGCCACGGGCTCTGGGGCGCGCCGAGGGAGCGCCTCGATCCGAGCCAGGTCCTCCGTAAACTGCACCGCGTCGTAGGGCTCGACCAGCGGAGCACTCTCGGTTTTCACACCGGACAGCCCGAACTGTTCCAGCGGCGAGCCCCGCGAGGGGGCAGCGATGGGCGCCGCGCCGCGCCGTGCGAGCAGTCCCATCAGACTGGCACCAGTCTCATGTGCTGTTTCCCCTCTGAGTTCGTAGTCCACTCCAGCCGCTCGGCTGCTCCCTCGGTCCGCACCGGCACGTAAAATCGATCGGCAATCTCCTCGTCTGTGTAGGCGAGGATTCGCGCGATTTTCCACCAGCAAGAGCATCCCCGGCATTTGTAAAACAGATACCAACCATCCCAGCCGAGACACCCGCCGCAGTCGCGGTGGAATAGCACCTGCCGAGTGATATCAGCGCGCGTGGCCTTGCAGTGTCCTCGTCCGAAGTCTTTCACGCGCTTAGTCTCCGCAATTCCGTTTGCACTCTCGCGCGCCGGCTCATGAGCTTATCGAACAGCGCGTTAATCCCCGGATAGGATCTCTCAGCCTCCTCGAGGATGGCCGAGGATAGCGCTTCGATCTGGGAATCGAGGCGGATCAGCTCCTCGGAGGGAGACACGGGCTCTTGCTCGGAGATAGCCGCGAGTATTTGCTCGATTTTCACTGCAGTAAATCTCCGGTCGGGGACATGTTCTCCAGGCGTCGCTGCTGGGCGAATACTGTGTTTGCCACAGTCTTCCAGTACGCAATTAGTCGCCTATCCCCGCCATTGTGAGTCACGATCGCATTGATGCGGTCTGCAAGAAACGGAGATATCAAAAGCAATGCGTAGATCTGCGTGGCGCCTCCACCATCTGGTAATGGTTGATTTTCAATGTAGTCGTGGATAGCTGCGTAAATACTCCTCAAGAGCTTGTTTGCCTCAGGCAGTGCCTGACGCAAGACTGTCTCTGCTTCTTCGCTGGTTCCCATCTCAACTTTCATCGCGTACCTCGAACCAATGCCCCTTCAGGCAGGATTGCAGCCAGGGACTCCACCACTACTCGCGAAAGCTCGTCGTCTACCGAGTAGTAGAAATCCCCGCTAGCCAGGGGGAGCGCGGTCTTGATCGCGTACGCGAGCGCTCCCTTCCACTTCCCAAACGCGAGCGCGCTCTCGTTGTCAGCCAGCCGGATATCGATGAGCCGGAACTTGAGCTCCATCGGCTCGAGAACAGTGCTCCGAACCCACGCCGCGAAATTCTGCACCGGTGCGTTGGGGAGGCAGTTCACGTAGAGACGGAAAGCTAATAGAGCATGTCGTTGAGGCGCTCCTCCGGATGTGACGGGAACTGGCGCTCGAACCTCGCTAGCGCTGCTTTCTGGCGCGGGCTTCGGCTCGGTCGGCGCTGCTTTTTGCGCTCGGGCTTTCTTGGGCACTGAGACTGCCGGGGTCCCCACTGGATCGGGCTTTGAGTGTCCCGCCGGGTCTGACTTGGGCGCGTCGGGGGGCAGGACTCGGGCGGGCACTTCGGCGTGCCGAGCCACATCCGGGCAGAGAGAAGGGTCGATTCTGGACCCGGGTGGACGTTTGCCGAGGTCTCGGCCGCAGACTGCGCAGGGGATTGAAACCCAACCGGCCTGAGAGTTGAGTGGTACTCCTGGAGGAGCCGATCGAGGCTCTGGGGTGGACTCATCCTGAATGGGCAGTCGCGGCCGAAGCCTGGTGTCTGGGGCCACCGCTGCCACGCCGGCTTCCACCGCCTGCGCTGCCCCTCTCCTCTCAGCTGCTCCTGCCACGCTCGATATTCCTTCGGGTTCATTCTTCTTTCCTCCTAGTAATCCCACGGTTAAAACCTCCAGTGCGTCGTTCTCACAGCGTCCGTAAAAACTGCAGCGCCGGTTGTACGCCCGGCATGCCCCTTTGTTCCCATGTACCGCCGACCACTCGGTTTGTTGCGCGGCGATTTTCATCCGCTCGATGTGTCCTTCGATAATACTGACGTTATGTTTAACTGTTGTCAAGTCGACCAGCACGGTTCGCTTCAGCCCCTCGTCTGCATTCTTGGGCGCGACGATGTGCGAGAAACGAAACTGTTTAGTATCTAGTCCCAGACTCAGAATAAACGCCGCGTAGACGTTCAGCTGTACCGAGACCTTGAGCTGTGCCGCGGTGAGCGCGTACCCCGCGCACGCGGCGCTCTTGTAATCGATGATCTCAACGATGCCTGGATCCTGTTCCCGGGTTTCGCCCTGCCCGTCCACGTATTCGCCGCGGTTCGGTACTATGAGATCGATGTACCCCTCGAGCACCGTGTCGGCGAGTTTGAATGTGTTTTCAAAATCCCGCTCGATGCAAAGATCGTTTCCACGCGCGGGCAGAAAGTGCCTAATCTTCCCCGCCAGTTTGCCGAGCACGTTTTCCCCCGTGCGCATGAAATGCTCCAGCTGGAAGTGGAACGTGGTGCCGTCGTCCTGCGCCGCGGTGGATGGGTCCTTCTCCTTCCCCGGGTAGTTGAACCACCACTTGCGCGGGCAACCTGTCGCCGTCTCGCCCTCGTACTTCCCTGCGAACTTCTCGATCTGGGAAACGGACGTGTAGACAAGCTGGCCGTTCTCGACCGCGTGCTTGCCGACAAACCAGGGGTGCCGGTCTCTCATGCCTGCGCCACCAGTGATTTAACACGCTCGATCATTTTCGTTTCTCCTCCAGCCACTCGCCAAGACCTACCACCAGAACAGCGACACAAACCGTGCAAATGAAAGCGCCAATGAATGCTCGCAGATCCAAATCCATTTCAGTAATCCCGCGCCTCTTCGAACGTCATGAAAAAATGAATCCCTTTCGTGCACTCCACTCGGATGTCTGAGTCCAGCGTTGCGCTCACGTCTGTACCAACGCAATAAACAAACTGGCTGTCATGTGTTGATCGCAGGGGGCGCGGTGAGGAGTCCCATTTTCCGTCAATCCACGCAGCCAACACGCGCACTGCTGAGGCGCGACACTTGCGTCCGACCAGCGATGAAACGCGCGCAGCGCCCTCGAGGATCTGTAGTTTCAACACCACACCCTCGGCTTTTTTGAACGCAATAAACGCCCCTTCCGTGGGGCAGATGGAAAAAGCGGGCAGGTTCGCGCCCACCAGGTTCGCGCCCACCAGGTTCGCGCCCACCAGGTTCGCGTCTCGCAGGTCCGCGTCTCGCAGGTCCGCGCTCGCCAGGTACGCGCCCTCCAGGTCCGCACTCTTCAGGTCCGCACCCCGCAGGTTCGCGCTCCGCAGGTTCGCACCCTCCAGGTTCGCGCTCGCCAGGTTCGCGCCACGCAGGTCCGCGTTCACCAGGTTCGCACCCCGCAGGTTCGCGCGCTTTCCCTGCGCTGGGTCTTTCAACCACTCTGAGTGTTGCTCCAAAATCTCTTTAAGGTTTTCCATTTTTCCCTTCCTCTCAACCACATACCTTAACAGTTAATTTATGCCGATGCAACCTGCTGCATTATCGTCCCTGCGCTTATCCCCCGCGCTAGTGTCTTACCTACCCTCGGCGCTGTGCGCAGCCAGTCGGGCAGGCGGTACAGCGTCACGCTAGACGGCACTCCGTCAATCCGCTGCTTCGTGCGCTCGAACCCTGCGAGACGCAACGAGCGGGAAATTCCTTGCATGCTCCTCCTCTCGCCGCTGCCCTCCGACGCGAGGTGGTCCAGCACCTGATACGGGCGCACCCACTCCGGGCGTTTCTCGGGTTCCAGCGTGCGCAGCCAGTCAACGATACGCTCGGAGTCGCCGTCCGCGCCAACGCGGGCTTGCGCATTCGCCTCGGCGCGCCGGGCGTGCTCACCAGTCATGTGCCAGACCTCGCCCGCCTCGAGCCGGGCCACCGCCTCGGCGAATAGCTGGTCTCGGTCCGCGGCGAGCGCCTCGCGATCCAGCCGCGTGACGCGCACGGGCCAGTAGCGCCGATTGCCCGTCTCGTCCTCCAAATAGTCCTCTGAGTTTGTCGTGCCGATGAACACGCTACGCCGGGGGAATTCGCTCGGAGTGGCCGCATATGGCACGCGGTACGTGTCCACACACTCAGCAATGAACGCCTTGATTCGCGTTTTCTCGACCTTTCGCATGCCCTCCAGCTCGTTCAGTTCAGCAAGCCAGTATTTAGTTGCTACCATCCGCGCTTCTTTGGTTCCTAGATCCGGCGCGCTGGATGTCCCCCAGGCCCCACCCAGCATGCGGACGAACGTGGATTTTCCCACGCCCTGCTTGCCCTCTAGAATCACCACGGTATCTAGCTGGCAGCCGGGCCTGAGTCCCCGCGCGGCCAGGCCGATGAAAAACCGTCGGCTGATTTCACGCACGTATTCCGCGCCGTCTCGCTCCACGTCCACGCCGAGGTAGCGCTCGAACGCGGTATCGAGCCGGTCGACGCCGTCCCACTCGAGACCGTTCAGGTATTCTTGCACGGGATCATAGGGGTTCTCTGCGGCGATGCGCGCCGCAATTTCCATGACCGCTTTACTGTTATTGCAGCTCAAACGGTAGGGCGGTCCCTGCAGCCAGACTGTGATTGCGGTGTGGAGGGTTTCGGGCAGCCACACCTTGAGCGGCCCACCTCGCAACTCCACGCGACGGGAGAATGTGTTGAACACGATAACGCCCTTCCATTCGGGCGAGTTCCGCAAAATGGTTTCGACGTTTCGCATGGTGTTTTTGATGTCTCCGTCGGCGGTGTAGTCGAGGTCATCCGCCCACTCGCCTCCTATACCGCTATCCGCTTTTGGGCCCCTCTCGGCGTCTTCGGCCACCTCTCGCAACGCTTTGCCCGCGTCCTTGTTGAACGTCGCACGGCGCGCACGCTCCTCCTCAATCTGTTTTCGGTGCCGAGCCAGCTTTTGGTCGAACAAGTCGAGCCAGTAATACAACCCCTCCGGCTCAGTTTCCATCGCAGTGATGGACGGGCGCGCAATCGCCTGCGCCGTCTCGGTGGATACTCCCGGGGGCAACAAGCGCGCCATGGCGAACGTGAGCGCGTTCAGGTTCGTGTCGCGCTTGCCTGGCAGTGCTAGCGGCTCGCCCGCGAGCACGCTGGTAATGAGTTCTTTCTCGCCCTTGGCCCGACACCGGCGCAACGACGCGCGCAAATCGTAGAGGTCAGTTACCTGGGCGGGTGGGGGAGGAGGTGCCGATCGCGGGGCGGCGCGCGCGCGGTCGAGGATTCCCTGCACGTCGAGCGGGCGCCCCTCGTGGATATTTGTGAATGACTCACGGCCTTTCGGCACGCGATTGACGAAATACAGCCGGCTCGCATCCTTGCACGATGTGTCGTGTGGAACGGCGAGCTCTTTCATCGCCTGCGCCCAGAATGTTGGCCATTCGCGGGCGAGCACCGGGCGGGAGAGCTCGAACACTAGGCGAAACGCGTAGGCCCCCTTCGCTGGGTCGCAAGAATGCGTGGAGTAGGAAAACCAGGCGTGTGGCAGCGCCTCCAGCTGCGCGGCGAGTGCCTCAGCCGCGGACAGGTCGAGTTTGTCCACGTCCGCAACGAGCGCGGAGATAGTGAGGACGTTTTCTTTTGCCCGTGGGGTGCCCTCCGTGAGGCTGTGAGGGGCCCACGCGCCTCGGGTCTTCTCAGGACACTCCTTACCCACACAATGCTCGCCACAGGGCGTATAGACGGTATCCGTGAGGGTCTTGGCTAGGTCGGCGAAGGAGAGCTCCTCGGACACAGCCTCGCGATCGAACTGATTCTGGTAGCGGGAAATTTTCAATTTTTTAACCAGACCACTTCTTTGGATACCCTACCGTTCAAACCGGACTTTAGGGTAGCAAACGGCATGAACGGTAGCCATGTCGCGCCTTCATTCTCACAAACAATGACTTGCCCTGGGCGTGTCTTGCACCACTCTCCTAATTTCGGAAAATCCAGGGAGGAATGCACATAATAACTGCCTGCTTTGTTGTTGTAGGGAGGATCAATGAACCACGTAGCAGGCACATCAGGCGCCTGAGAATAATCCCCCTCGATGATCTTCCAGTGACAAATATGCTCGACTTGGTTCGCCACGCAAACGCGCTGGGCATCCGTCCATCCCTCGTACTTGCGCCCAGCGAGAGCCATGCGCTTCCGGCCCGAAGAGAGACGTCTACAAGGCGAAACCGTGGCGTTATTCATAGCAAACCCGACCAGCCATCGAGCCCCTTGAGGTACCCAGCCCGGGAGATCATCCACGTGCTCGACCAGAGGGATACGCAAAACCTCTGCACGGGACACACCAATTAGGTAACGCCAGATCTCAGCAATAACCGGATACGTTTCGATCAGAATCACATTTCGATCTGGGTAGCGCATTGAATATCCCGCCGCGCCCGCGAAAGGCTCGATGATCGTCTTGCAGAGGGGCGCAGGGTAGCGCGGAGCTGCGCGATACTTGCCTCCGTAGTACCTCCAGAATGGTCGAAGTCGCAATCAAACCACCAAACCCCGCCGCACCGCGGTTGTGACGGACCGCGGGGGCGGGAGGCGCTCGGAAGGGGAAGACGAGCGCCGTTTTTGGAAAAAGTCGGTCACGTGGTGCACTGTACGCCCACCGCGCAGAAACAGAAAGGGAACGGGCGTTCAGTAGCAGCCGGCTCCTCCCCCACGCAAAACGACTCTGGAACGGGTTTCAGCATGTTCTCGGTAAAGATTTTTTACTCGAACGGTCTAACTATTGTTTTTTACGTTTCTTTTCTCTCTCTGTTCTTCTCTTTCTACTCTTTTAAAGAAAAAGAATATATAGAGAAATGAGGTTAAGGTAGGACTCCTACATCAAACTGAGATCTAATAGGTTAGGACGTTCGTTTTTCTTGCGAACGCACGAACTAGACCCTTCTCACGCTCGTAAAAACACTGTCGCGGAGTGCGCCGAAACGCGAGCGTGTTGCTCGTGTTTCTATGCGGAACAGGAGCGAGTTAGTGTAGGTATTTGTATGTTCTGAACTCGTATCCTACATGTCCTACATGAGTTAAATTGATCATATCCTACATCAGTTTAGCCCGCCGCGAGCGCCTTGGGTTTTTGTGATATGTTGGAACTATGCGAAAACACACAAAACCTCGTGTAAGTAAAGATACTACCCGAGCTGTTTCACCTAACTCGGGTGTAGTGCGGTATCCTACACGAGCTGGGTCGTCACTTCTTAGTAAAAATCATAAGTTAGATAAACCACAATATCCTACACGAGACTCGTTGAGAGTTGCCCTGGATGCCATCGAGCGGGCGGCCACTCCCTACGTTAGTCACAAACGACGTGAGGAGCCCTCCGGGAAAACGGTCCGGGATATCTGCACTCTCATTGCGGCGGGAGTCTACCCCCGCGAGGCAGCTGTCTCTTGCGGCGTGCCCCCGCCCACGTTCAAACGGTGGCTCTCTATAGAGTCGGTGCGCCACGAGGTAGACATGGCCAGCGCGCAGGCACGCGTTGCGGCCGAGGCACGGGTTGCGCTCGAGAATCCCCTCGCGTGGCTCACCAAAGGCCCCGGGCGAACCAAGCCGGACCGCGACGGGTGGACGGATTCCACTGCAGTAACTGGCCCCGATGGGGGGCCTCAGTTAACGGAACAGCGTGTTACCCTCGGGGTGAATGACAACCTCTCCGCCGCTCAACTCCGATACCTGGAGCTCGCTCTTGAAGCAGGGAGCAGCGAACCGCGACCTCCTGCGCTCGTTGAGGGAGCAGCGGGAGAGGGAAGAGGCAGCGTTTCAGCACCTGTGGCCGTTCGCCAAGATGCTCTGGCCGATACTGGAGCCACAGACGGCGCTCAAGGAGAACTGGCACCTCCAAGTGATCTGCGAACATCTGGAAGCGGTGAGTGCGTACCAGATCCAAAACCTGATAATTAACGTCCCGCCGGGCTCGATGAAGTCGTTGCTTGTTTCGGTGCTGTGGCCGGCGTGGCAGTGGTTGCATCGGCCGAGCTGGCGCTGCATCGCCGCATCCGCCTCCATCGGGCTCACGCTGCGCGATGCAATGCGAAATCGCGATGTTATTACATCAAACATGTATCAGGAGGTTTTCAAACCAAAATGGAGTCTCAGCGAAGACCAAAATGCCAAGGGATTTTTTAAAACAACCGAGACAGGTTTTCGAAAAAGTGTATCAGTCGACGGAAAAGTTACCGGCGAAAGAGGGGACGCTATTTTGGTGGATGATCCCCTTGACGCGAAGGAAGCGTTCTCGAAGCCTGCTCGAGATACCGTGCTTTTGTGGTGGGATCAGGCAATGGCGAATCGAGTCTCGGACCCGGCGCGTGTTCAGCGTGTGCTCATCATGCAAAGGCTTCACGAGGAGGACCTCACGGGCCACCTCCTAAGGCAGGGCGGGTGGGAGCACCTCTGTATCCCGATGGAGTACGAATCCGCGCGGCACTGTCGCACGGGCATCGGCTGGAGCGATCCACGCACAGAGGAAGGGGCGCTAATGTTCGAGGCGCGTTTTCCTCGCGACGTAGTGGAAGCAGAGCGCAAGCGGCTCGGCTCCGCGGGGTACGCAGGGCAGATGCAGCAGCTCCCCGCCGCGGCCGAGGGCAACATGTTCCGCCGCTCGGATTGGCGCTGGTGGCGGCCGAGCGGTGCCGCGCCCGCGCTGAGGCGCCCGAAGGGTTCGACGGAGCTACCGTCCGTCGAACCCCCAGACCGGTTCGACATCATTTATATAAGCGTGGACGCTTCGTTCAAGGATGGGGCTAAAACCGACTTCGTGGCGATTCAAGCGTGGGGGCTCAAGGACGCAAGCCGCTATCTGCTACGCCGACTCAAGAAGCGCATGGGCTTTACCGATACCCTGCTCAGTCTCGAGGCGTTCCGCAAAGCCTATCCACGCGCGAAGATCCTCATCGAGGATAAAGCAAACGGATCGGCGATCGTGGATGTACTTAAGGGGAAGGTCACAGGTGTGATCGAGATCAACCCCGAGGGCGGGAAGGAATCGCGCGCGGCTGCAATCCAGCCTCAGGTGGAGGGCGGTAACGTTTTTCTACCGGAGTACGATCCAACCATTGAGGAATATGTAGATGAATTCGCGGCGTTCCCGCGCGGGCGCAACGACGATGAGGTGGACGCCACGTCGCAGGTTTTGCTCTACGGCGCAACCTCGCGGGAGATGATGCGCGCGCGGATGCTCGCGACCTTGTAAACTGTTCCCATGGGCAAGATTCTGCAGCTTTCCGAAAACCAATTTGATCAAATCGACTGGGTCGCGGGGGATGTCCCTCCAATCGAGGAGCTACGCGACGATCGTCAGAAAGCGGCGATGGCTGCGTTCTTCGAGCAGGTGAAGCCTGTCTCGGGTCTGCGCGCAGATGGGTGGATCAACTCGCTCACGGGCATGGGAGATCCAAGCCGCGACAAGCGGCACCTATCGAACCTCACGAATGACTTAACCATCCTTCAGCAGCTGGACGCTGAGTTCCTCTGGCGCTCAGACGACATGTGCGCGCGCATCATCGAGAAAGTGCCGGAGGAGATGACCCGCGAGGGCTACGAGATACAGTTAGGGGAAGCGGACAAGGATCTCAGCGAGGCGACGGAGAAATACGCCACCGACTTTGACGTCTTAGGGAAGATCAAGGAAGCCCTAGAGTACGCGCGCGCGTACGGGGGAGCCGGGATTTTCCTCGGGGCAGACGACGGTGAGCCGGATCTCACCAAGCCGCTGAACATAGAAAACGTCAAGAGTTTCGACTGGATGAACGTGCTCACGCCTCTCGAGCTCTTCCCGCGCATCTGGTACGGAGATCCCCGCGCCCCCAAATACGGCGAGGTCATGATCTACCGAATTCAGCGATTCGTTTTCGGTGGCGCGGTGGAGTCGGGATTCTCCGAGCGCGTCTACGAGATGCCCCTCGTGCACGAGAGTCGAATCATCCGGTTCGACGGCGTGCGCGTCTCGAGGCGCCAGCTTCGCCAGCGCAACGGGTGGGGCGACTCGGTGCTGATGCGCGTGCTCCAGGTAATCAGCGACTTCCAGCAGAGCTACACCGGCGCAGCGATTCTGATTCAAGACTTCGCGCCCGCGGTAGTGAAAATCAAGGGACTCGCGGAGCTCCTAGCCTCGCAAGATCAAGCGTCCATCCAAAAGCGCGCGCAGGCCATCGAGTTAGCGCGTTCCATCGCACGGGCAATCATCATTGATTCGGAGGAGGAGTACGAGCGGAAGAGCACCACGGTCACCGGGCTCCCCGAGCTGCTAGATAGGATGGCGCTCCGTCTCGCAGCTGCTGCTGAGATGCCCGTTACGATGCTGATGGGCCAAGCCCCAGCGGGGTTGAACGCCACCGGCGCAAGCGATATTCGATGGTTTTACGACCGAATCAAGAGCCAGCAGACGCGCAAGCTCAAGCCCGCGCTGGAGCGCATTCACGAGCTGATTTTCCGTTCCAAGAAGGGTCCCACCGGGGGGAAAGTGCCAGAGAACTGGAGCATCAAGTTCCCGCCCCTATGGCAGAACGACGGGCCGGCCGAGGCCGACATGCGGCTCAAGATGGCCAACGCAGACGTTGCTCTGGTCAACGCGGGCATCCTCTCACCGCAAGAGGTCGCGGCCAGCCGATTCGGTGGAGACGAGTACTCGCTCGAGACCCAGCTCGATATCGAGAGTCGCGAGGCAATCGAGCAGGCCGCACCGGACGAGCCCCTTCCCGGGCCCGTGCCGAGCGCCACACGCACACCACAGCCCCCGCCCGATGATGAGGCGCCGAAGGGCTCGACCACGGACGACAAGGGAAACGCTCGAAGCAAAAACCCCCCAAACCTTGGGAGTACGGACGGTGAAGCCGCGTAAACTCGAGCATGCCCAGCTTCTGACATGGGAGAAGGACCGTTTCGCGCGCCCGTTCGAGGAGTGGCAGATCTGGCAGGTGCCCTGCCCCGCGGGGTATGGCGCAAACTACGCGCTCGACCGCATGGTGAGCGCCCGCCCTTATGCCAAAGCGTGACATCGCTGCCTTAAACAGTTAAGCTGATCTCGTGAGCCGTCTGCACATGTTTTTCCGGGGTCTCAAGCGCAAAGTACCGAAGCGCCTGCCCCGTCAACAACACCCCACACGTATTGCGGAGATGTACTTCGCAGACATCAAACGCCACGTGCTCGATCCCCTGCATGTGCTCTGGTACAAACACGGGCTTCCGGTGTTGCTTGCCCTACGCGTTGATTCCTATGGCTGGGATCAGATGTGGTACGTGCGCCTTACGCCATACTTCGCGCGCCTCGACGCCTCGTCTAAGACCGTACATGACGCAATCAACGAGATAGCGGCGACGTTCGTGCGGAACACGCCCACACGCTCCCTCGAGGGGCTGGCCGAGCGCTACGCGCGCGAAACGAGCGAGTGGCAGAAACAGCAGCTCGGGCTCGCCATGAAAGCGGCGATCGGCGTGGCGCTTGTGCCTGAGGGCAAGGATCTACCCGAGCGCTTCGCGAATTTCGCCTCAGAGAATGCAGCGCTCATTACGGGCATGACCAACGAGCTGACCGACTCCATCGCCAAAACTGTTACGCAGGGCATTGCGGACGGGGACCGCGCCGAGGACATCGCCGCGGACATCGAGGACAGGTTCGACGTGGGAGCGTCCCGCGCCGCGCTGATAGCGCGAGATCAGGTGGGCAAGTTCTACGGAGATCTCAACAAAGCCCGACAAACGGAGCTCGGGGTGGCCGGGTACACGTGGCGCACGATGCACGACCAGCGCGTGAGGGACGAGCATGTGGAGCTCGACGGGAAACACTTCGAGTGGGATGATCCACCGGAGGATGGGCACCCCGGGGAGCCGATTTTGTGCAGGTGCTTTGCCGAGCCCGATTTCTCGGGCATTTTGGAGGAAGAATGAACTCAAGGTGCTGTGATTCCCCGGCGATTAAGAAAGGCAGGTGCTTGAAATGTAGACAGTACGTGTTTGACTCACGCAATGATCGAGTCTTTTTTCAGGGCATTGAACTCAGAGATGCTGAAGTGACGCCCACGCATAGAGAACGCTTTGCCGAGCCCGATTTCTCGGGCATTTTGGAGGAAGAATGAGAGAGTGGATCTGGTTTTCGGTTTTCATGGGGTTGGTGATTGGCGTTTTGGTTTCCGCGTGTCCGGCACACCGCTGGAAGGCCGTCCCGCCTCCGCTGGGGTGCCGGGATTCGGACTGTAAGGAGAGACAATGATCACATTCACAATATTTACTCTGGTGGCGGTTATAGGGGCGCTGATTTTGCATGCCAAGTTCTCGGAGCGGTCCCTGCTGCGTCGAAGGCGACTGGAGGAACGGCGCCTTGCCCAGCAGGCCCGTGACGCGGATACTTACTGGAGGGAGGCGGACAAGGCCGATCGCGCGCGACTGAAAAAGAGTCAGGCTGAAACAATGCGAGAGGAATTTCAAACAATATACAACCTTGGAGGTATTAGAAAATGAGCGCGGGATGTTGCGGTTTCCCGGTGATTGAGGAAGGCAAGTGCGTGAGGTGTGGCGCTGAACAAGCGGTGGTTTGGGCGCAAATTTCCACGCTCTGGGACTCGGCCGAAGGGATTAGCGAACTGCGCGCGGGAATGCAGGCGTGGCTGGATGCCGTGATCGCGGCTGTTCGAGATGTGTCTGCTCCGCGCACTCAGGAAGAACAGGCCGCGGTTAGGAACTCAGCTGATACTCTGCTGGCTTGTCCCAAGAAGTGGATTCCCGGCATGTTGCTCTGTGAGAACGGGCACACGCTGCAGGAACACCGCGCCGCCGAGAACCCGCCCGAAATCCCGACAGACGAGGACGATGAGGATGATGATTACCCGGACCTGTAAAAGTCCAGCGCTGCGGCACTGAAAAACCCGTGCTAGAAAGGCCGCTCACCCGTCGCACTGGAGAACCCCATGCCCGTAGATAACACCCAGCTCGAAGCCCTCGTTCACGACGTCGAAGCGAAGGAACAGATCCTCTCCGATGACAGCGCCGCGAACGACCAGGCCCAATCCGCTGCGCAGGCCGCGGTCGCCACCGCCGCAGGCACACTGCAGACCAAGAACCAGGCACACGACGCACTGAGCGCCTCCATCGATGCGCTGGTCGCGTATGTGCAAGGCCTGAAGTAGGTCCAAGTAGCGGGGTCATCCGCGTTGACCCAGCGGTAACGGATGACCCCGTGTAGGACACTGCAGATCAGCGAAACTGTTAAGCCCTTGCATTGGCACGCGCGAAGCATTACTGTTAGGTCATGGACAACGCAACGGAGATGAAAATGGAAAAAGTAACGCGAATCCCCCACCTGGTCTCATTCGGCGATAAACCCCACACGTTCAAAGTAGGACGCGGAGAAGCAGGCTGGACTGTGCGTGACTGTGGCGACGCTCGATCGGCTGCATTGTTCTTCGAATGTCACCAGTTTGCAGCAATGCCTTGCTGGGTGCGTTTTGAGGTGATTGGGGGCGAGCTCTTCGATCGTGGTGCCTAGTCTTCTTTCTTACTCGCCGCAGACTCGGGCCCCTTCGGGGGCCTTTGTCTTTTCTACGTTAGAACGCGTGGTAGACTTTCCCCCATGTCTACCCACCGTGCGGACCGTATCGAAAAGCGTGGCTCCAAGTACGTCGTTTTGCCGTGACGGTAAGGTAGCCTTCCCTGCACGGGCGTTCAGTGGCAGACTGAACGCCATGTCCTTCCGTTCCGACCGAATCGAAAAGCGCGGCTCCTCCTACGTCGTTCTAAGCGAGGCCGGGAAGGTTCTCGGCAAGCACCCCACGCGCGCCGAAGCGGTCGCCCAGCTCGGAGCCGTCGAGGCATCCAAAGCCCGTGCTAAGAAAGACGTCGACAACTCCGGCACTTGGGAAGGCAACGAGGCCGCTAGCGTCGAGCTCCCCGAATCGGAGTGGGCCCACCGCAAGGGCGAAGCCCCGGCCCCCGCCGCAGCTGAGATTGCCCACCTGCAGACCGCTTCCGACCCCCACGCGCACGCGGGCTCCCCAGGATCGCCGAAAGGCTCCGTGGTGAAGGCCCCGAACGACGAATCCGATTATCCGGACGAAGAGGAGGAAGAAGAGAAGGACGACGAATACGGAGACGATGATCACGCCACGGGCGAAGCCCAAGGAGAGTTGAATGCCCTCAGTGTCCACGACCCTGAACGGATGGAGCATGACGCTAGTCCGGCCCTGCACCGCAGTCGTGCTCACGTCGGGAAGTAGCAATGGCGACTACCCCCAAAGAATCATCGGGCGGTACATCCCCCCGCGGGGATAACGCCCTCGATCTCATCGCTGGACCCGGTCAGGCGAAGCAGCCCGACGAGGTCAAGGTCCGCAAGCACGGACTCGCGAAGGCGCAGCCGGATATGCGCGAGCTCCCCACGGAGGATCCCGCAAATCTCGGCACCGGTGAGGAGCTCGAGAAGGGTATCTACAGTGACCTTTCCGACGAAGAGAAGAGTACCTACGACAAGCTAGACGCCGAGGGCAAAGCAGCTTTTATGAAAAATCGAGCCGGCGGGCTCAAGGCCTCGGGCGCGCGCGGTCCCGCGGGCGGGCCCGCTGACAAGCTCGGCAAGAACGGGATCAAAGACGACCTTAACGTGGGCCTCGGCGGTGCTCGTAAGGGCCCTTCAGACCTGCTCGCAACCCAGGAAGGGCCGTTGCCCCACGCCAACGAGGCCAACGAGCCCAACTACGCCGAGGCGAATCCGCGCGCGCTGGGCGGCCCGGACGGCGCTCGGCGGGCTAACGACCCCGCTGGGGATGATGACTTCCAACGCCTGAAGCAGGCGGGCATCAAGGCGGGCCCTACGTCGACATCGGACGGCGGGCGCCTCTCGAGCCAGGTTCGGAAAGATTTTGATCCGGATCAGCCGCGGGATGAAAGCGGAAAGTGGAGTGGTGGCGGAAGCTCTGATCAGATCGCAGCGCACGTAAGCAAAGAGGGTTTTACTCCGCGTCGAACTAGCAGCGGGGTTGAGATGGTTAAAGGGGCTAGGTCTCACGGAGAAATCCCCTACGGGGCAACACACGAACGAGCAGTAGAAATTACTGCCAAAGCACACGCCTCACACGCACGAATGGTTGCTAATAAGCCAACTACGCCAAACACACACGAAGTGAAATTACACCAGAATCAGGCTGTGCGAGAGCGCTACCAAAAGAATTTCAACGAAGGGGGCGAGGGCTATAACCCCCACGATCCGCGGTACCAACTACAATCCAAAAAACATGATTCCTTGCTAGTGGACGTGTGCCGATACGACTCCGGTGCGCTAGCCAGGCCCGAGGTGCTCGATAATGGCTGGATGCGCCTCGAGGCCCATCTCACACGGTCCGGGATCTTCGAGTACAAGCAGCCGGACGGCACTGTGCGGCGCGAGTATCGCCCGGCGGACGAGGTGTTTAACGAGAAATCACTGAGTACGTTTCGTATGGTTCCTGTCACAGATGATCATCCCCCGTGTGGTTTCCTAGACTCCTCGAACGTCAAGCTCTACCAGGTCGGGCAGCTTGGCGACGCGGTGGGGCGGGATGGCGACCGCGTGCGCGCGGCCTTGATGGTTACGGATCCAATGCTCGTCACGCGGCTACAAAACGGCCACCCGGGGCAGCTTTCGTGCGGCTACCACTGCGACCTTGAGCTGACCTCCGGCCAGTTCAACGGCGAGAAATACGACGCGATTCAGCGGAATATCCGAGGCAACCACGTTGCGGTGGTGGAGACTGGGCGCGCGGGTCCAGAGGCGCGCATGCGCCTAGACAGCGCGGACGCAACGATGCTAACTTCTGTAGGTACTGAACAAGCGTTCACGTCGGAGGCCCTCGTGGCGAACAAGGTTTTGCGAATTGATGGAGTTGACTTCGAGGTGACGGAGCAGGCCGCGCAAGCGGTCGCCAAGCTCCAGGCCGAGCGCGAGACCGCGCGGGCTGATCTCGAAAAGCTCCAAGCGCGGGCTGACAGCCTCGCGGAGAATCTCCAGAAAGCCGAATCGGCGCGGAAAGCCGCGGAGGATCCCAAGCGCGTTGCTAGCCTGGTCGCCGCTCGCGTTTCGCTGGAGCGCACCGCCAAGGAGATTCTCGGAGACGTGAAGGTCGATTCCATGAGCGCAGCTGACATCAAGCTCGCGGTCATCGCCAAGGCTTCCCCCGACTTCAAGGCCGAAGGCCGCTCCCCGGAGTATCTGCAGGCCCGGTTCGATACCGCGCTCGAGACTCTCGAGGCGGGCAAGACCCGCGCGATCGACAAGGTCCGCGAAGTCATCGTGGAGGGCGAGAAGAAAACCGACGCTGTCCCCACCGAGGACGCGTACGACAAAATGGTTCGCGAGCAGCGCGAATACTGGAAGTCTCCCCCGAAGGACGCCAACGGCACCCCGGCTATTCGCTGGGCCACCGCCAACAGTTAAGGAAAAACGTTCATGTCGCAGACCGACGTTGCAGTCTCCAAGTCGCCCGTCAAGGGCATGATCGCGGATGCCATGGAAGGCATGGATATCCGTTCGTTCGCCAACACTGACACCATCAATCTCGACTTTGGGTACATGGTTGCCCTCGGCGCGGATGACGCTGGCGCTATTGCGCCCGCGACCTCTGGCGCCAAGATGCTCGGGATCAACACCTACGCCGCGACGTTTGACCCGGGGCCCTTCGGCCTTTTGGTTCAGACTGGCTCGAACCCAGGCCTCAAGCCAGGCGCCGCGCTGAACGTCATGGCACGCGGTCGCATCTGGGTCGCTGTCGAGGAAGCAGTCAACGCCGAAGACCAGGCCTATGTCCGCTACGCCTCCGGCGCAGGCGGGACCATTCTGGGCGCATTCCGAAAGAGCGCCGACACCTCGACCGCCGTTGCGGTCAAGGGCAAATACAAGACCTCCCAAGCAACACCGGGCGGGCTGGCGATTCTCGAGTTCAACGCAGAAGTCTTCTAGCAGTAGACCCCGAGCGGGTCTGAGGAAAACACGATGGGCAGCTTCAACCGAGATCAGTTCCGCGCGGACATCGCCGAGAAATGGGCGCGGGCCACCGGAAGGCACGACGCGGCCGAGTCGGCGTTTTTCGCACGGCAACTCGAAGATATTCGAGGGCGAGCGTACGACTACAAGCTGATCGAGCTCAAGGCCCGGATGTTCCTACCGGTCGATAACTCCGTTAACCCCGGGGCTGAGTCGGTCACTTACTCGCAGTTCACTCCCCGTTCGCTGGCGAAGATCATCGCCTCCTACGCGGATGATCTCCCCCGCTCGGATTCGACTGGTCTGCAGTTCACCGCTCAGATCAAGGGTATCGGCGGGAGCTACGGATACTCCATCCAAGAGATTCGGGCCGCGCAGATGGCAGGCCTTCCCCTCGACCAGCGGCGAGCCAACGCGGCCCGGCGCGGTGTTGAGGTGGTGATCGACAAGATCGCGCAGAGTGGCGACTCAGATTACAAGCTGGTCGGTTTCTTCAACCAGCCCTCAGCGACCACGTTCACCGTCCCCGCTGGTGTTAGCGGATTCACCGACTGGGCTCGGAAGAATCCTGGAGAGATCCTCTCCGACATGAATGGGGTTGCGAACTTCATCGTTTCGAATACGAGCGAGGTCGAGAAGCCTGACACTCTGCTGGTCCCGATCAAGCAGTACACTCAGATCGCTACCACGCCGATGAACTCGGCAAACGCCTCGAACGTGACCATTCTGGACATGTTTCTTAAGAATCAACCGTTCGTGCAGATGGTTGCCCCCTGGTACGCGCTCACTGGCGCCGGGGCTGGGTCCACTGACCGAATGATCTGCTACAAGCGGGATCCGGATCACCTCATGCTCGTCATCCCCCAAGAGTTCGAGCAATTCCCTCCCCAGCAGCGCAACCTCGAGTTCGTGGTCAACTGCCACGCCCGCTGCGGCGGGGTGCAGGTACCGTACCCTCTGGCCATAGCTTACGCGGATGGCGTGTAGATCTACTTAGCCCGCACGGGCTATTTGAGGCGGGACGTATCCCGCCGAGTCACCGGCTGGTGGCGGACACGTACGGAAAGCCCGGTTAGCGCCGGGCTTTCGTCTTTGTGATACTGTTACTCTCAGCGCGGTAGGAAAGCGGTAATCCGTCGGGCTCATAACCCGAAGATCCTCGGTTCGACTCCGAGCTGCGCTACTGAAAGGCGGTACACATGGCAGATGCACCCAAGACCGCGCCTCAGGCGCCCCGGCACGCGGGTTTCGTGCGCGTTGTTTCCCACAAACACTCAATCTGGCAGTTCGGCTCAGAGGCAGAGGGGCACCGATTCCTCCCTGGAGTGAATGAGGTACCTGACAAGGCGTGGACCTACCTCAAGACGCTCAAGACGAGTTTGGCCAAGAAAAACAAGGATGGTAGTTACAAGGATTTCAATTTTCTCGAACACCACATCAAGGTGAAGGATCTCGAGGTCCTCTCCGAGGGCAATACAAAACCGTTTGATGAACTCCCCGCGGAGCAGGCGCTTGAGCTGGTCAAGGAAACCGCGAATCCCGAGCTCCTCGAGGAGTGGTCCGAGATGGACCTTGAGACCGAGGTCGCCCGCGCGGTGCGCGATCAGAAAGACGATCTAAAGCCCGGTGCGCCGCTCGACCCGCTCAAAGAGGGGCAAGGCACGGCTAACCCGTGATTGTTTGGGCAGACGTTGTGAACATCGCGCCGGGCGACGCCAAAATCGCCGCGGTGCCGCTCGCCTCGCAGACCGCGATCCTCGCCGACGTCTATGCTCAGATGAGCGCGGCGAATTGGGGCACGCGGTTGGACCTTGGTGCGAAGTGGTTTGCCGCACACCTCGCGACGGTGGGAGCCCAGGGGGCCCTCGGCGCTGGCGGGCCCGTGAGCGAGCATCGAGTTGGCGAGGTGGCGCGCTCGTACGCGGTGCCCACGGCGATGAATGTGCTCCTAGAAACTACGCCTTACGGTAAAGAATTCGTGCGCCTTTACCGAAGCCTCAATCTCCGCTGGCTCATCGGATCGGTGTGAAGTTCTCCCTCAAGAGCTCCCTCAAAGGCTTCGAGCAGCTCACGCAAGCCCTGCGCGGGATTAAGGGAAACAGTTACGCTAAAGCCGGATTGCTCGGGGCGAACAACGCACGGGACGACTCTACGGCAGGCAACGTGGAGATCGGCCTCGTTCACGAGTTCGGCTCAGAGGTAAACAACATCCCCGCCCGCCCATTCGTCTCAGCCGCGTTCAAGAAAAACCTGCCGGCTTACAAGGAGACTCTGCGCGAGTACGTCCGAGCCATCTACGCGGGCAAAATGACCCCCGCCAAAGCACTTGGGCTCATCGGGCTCCGGATGGCCGCGGACATGAAGCTTTACGTCACCGAGGGACCGCACATCCCCCCGCCGCTCCAACCCGAGACTGTGGCGCGCAAGGGCTCGGATCGCCCTCTCGTAGATACCGGAAGAATGGTCGACTCCATCGCCCACGAAGTGGTGCTTGGCGGGCGCTCGCAATCGGAATAGGATGGACCCCATGAAAAACTTTCTTTTGTCCCTCGCTGTGCCGTGTCTGCTCGCCTTCGTGATGATTGGCCTCGCCGCGCCGCTGGCGCGTGCCTCCAGTGATTTTCAGTACCAGCTCTCTTCTAGTTCCGCGGACGGTGGGGCTGTTACCGTGCGAAACTGGAACGCTCTTTCTGACGCTGGGCTTCAGGGTCCGCTCTTTTCGCCCCGACAGACGGTCAGTTTCCAATGCAACACGGATAGCTATCTGGCACTGGTCGCCAGCGACGCTGGCTTTTTAGATGACGGCGGGACACTCTCCTCGTCCAACGGGCTGCGCATCCAAGCAAACGACAGGCCGCTGCCTCAGCAAGTCGTTGTCCCCTCGGTGGGTGTATTGATGACTCCCAAAAGCACCGCACTCTGCACCGCAGGATCGCCCTGTACGTGCAACGTGTTTCTCGAAAGCTCTTTACCGGTCAATCCGTAGCGAGCAGCTGTGTCCGTCGAGGACCTCAGCGACGTTATTTTTCAGCTCCAGTCTGGCACGTACACGGTCACGCGCTCTGCACCGGGCGTGATTGGTTCGGACGGGCGTCTCGTGCCTGGCTCTCAATCTACGTTTTCAATTCTCGCCTCAGTACAGCCTATGACAGGGCGGGACCTGCTCCGACTCCCTGAGGGGCAGCGGACCAAGGAGAATCTCAAGATCTGGAGCCAAACCCAGCTTTTTACATCCGGCGCGGGGCAGGATCCCGACACGGTCGCGGTGGACGACGCTGATTTCCAGGTGCAGATGTGTCGTCGCTGGGGACCGAATGGCAACTACTGGTATGCTGAGGCGTCGAAGGTCGGCAGGGAGCTTGGAGCATGAAGCGTTTGATTTTTGTGGTGCTGTTCGTAGCGGGCGCGGTACTGGCCGCGGGCCTCACCTCGGAGGTCTTGGTTCAGTCCAGCGCCCCTACTCTCATGGTGCGCAACCCACAGAGCGCTGGGTTTGAGTTCTACAACCACGGCCCTAACGCGATCTGGTGCGCCATCGGCGGGGACGGCGGGACCGCGCTGAGTGGCAAGAGCAGGAAAATCGCCTCCGAGGGAACCTGGAGCGCTGCGCAAAACGGCACTGTCCCTGTGTGGTGCGTGGCAGATACCGCAGGGCAGGACAGCGGCGCGGCCACGGTGATGACGGAGTCAATCCCGTGAAAAAGTTTTGGTTTGGTTTTCTGGTGATCGCTGGTGTGGCGATCGCCCAGCAAGCACCGTTCGAGTCTGGGAGCACCGGCGCCTCGCTCTCTAACACTTCGGGCACGAACACCGGCGATGTCACGCTTGGAGCACCAAAAAACGGACTCGGAATCTCAGGGCAGACCCTCACGTTGGATACCACAACGCTTGACGCGGGCACGCTCAACATCAACGCGGCGAACAACTCCGGAAGTGAGAACCTCGCTGGCACTCTGGATGCTGGTACGGTAGTGACGCAAAACCTACTGGTGAAAGCCTCTCAGTCCGGTGGGATGACTGTTGTGGAGAACAACACCTCCAACACAGCGGGCGGGTTCGTGAAGCATTTCCTACAGGCGTCAAACACCTCAGTGGATGTCCAATATCAGTTAGAGAACCCGGGTCAGGACACCACGCTAGGCATCTATCACGGCACGAACCACTATCAGCTGGTGAACGGACTCGCGCTCAATACCAATGTGTTGCAAGACGTTGATCCGTCTCAGGGTAACCACTACGTTGTGGGACGGCTCTCTCTTGGCCCGTTCAGTGGCACGCAGAGTGGGACTGCTGCGTATCTCAATGCGGTGCCAACGATTTCTTACGTGCAAGGCTCGGCGAATGGCACCATCTACAACATCGAGGAGGGCGTGAATGCACTGACCGCCGGGGCATACACAGCCACTCTGCACTTCTCCTCCGGCGTTCCGATGTGTACGTGTAACGAGGTTGCGGCCACCCCACTTGCGTGCGGCCTATCCGCCGACCCGACAAACACGTCTGCTGCTTTCGCGGTCTCCGCTGGGGGATCAAATAAAATTCACTGGCGCTGCGAAGGCATCCATTAGTGTCCGCAGCTAATTGGAAATCCATCGAGGATGCCCTGCGCACCTGGATTCAGGGCGTGACTGGATTCGACGACCAGCACTGCTACTTTGCCGATCAGAACGTGAAATCCCCGGGCTCTGGACCGTGGGTGACGATTCGTCTGGAGGGTACCGAGGCGGTAGGCGCGTTCGACGGCACGTTCGCTCTGGATCGCACGGTTCTTGGGTTCCCCCTCACGCCCCCAATCACGATGGGCGGGCCGGCTCCAGGGACCGAAATAGAACTTCAATCTATGGCACCGCGGTACATGGACGTTACGCTTCAGGCGTTCAACGGACTGGTCACCCACGGAACCGATTTCCTCTACCTCTCCGGTGCCACCTTACTGACGCGCGTGCAGGCCTCCCTCGGGCAGCCAAGCTTCCGCGATCCTCTGAACTCCGCTGGGCTGGGCGTGGTGGATATCGGGCGCGTGCAGAACGTTGCGGCCAACATTGAGACGCGGTTCGAGGGTCGGGGCATTCTCACGGTTCGGTTTAACCTGTTCGATTCTGCCAGCGATTTCACGGGGTACATCGCTACGGTGACGGGCCCCACGGGAACGCTCAACCCCTAGCGCGCTTGCGCTGAACGCCTGTATAGTACCCTCATGGCGCTTTCCGACATCGTCAACATTGCGATCTCTGTGGCCTCGGCCAACGCGATCCAGCCCGGCTACGGCAAGGCGCTGATCCTCCAATACCACACGCACTACGCGGACCGGATTCGTACGTACGTGAACGCGTCCGATCTTCTCACGGATGGTTTCGGCGCGACCGAGCCGGCCTACCTCGCAGCGCAGGCGCTCTGCTCGCAGAACCCGCGCCCTCCAGATTTCCAGGTCGGGCGCCTCGCGCTCGCCCCCACGATGCATTGGACCCTCACCCCGGGCGTGCACGACTCCACCGTCTACACGGTCTCGGTGGACGGCCAAAGCGCTTCATTTACCTCGGGCGTGGGCGCCACTGCTTCGACTATCTGCTCCGGGCTAAAGACAGCGATTGACGCTCTTTCCCTCGCGGTGACCGCTGTCGCGGGCACGACTCTCACCCTCGCTGCCAACGTCGCGGGCGTGTATCACTACTTTGAAGCAGCCGATCCGGCCCTTGAATCAATCGTCATGGATCACGCCGATCCGGGCGTCGCCACCGACCTGGCTGCAATCGCCACGGCGGACAATACCTGGTACGCGCTGATCAATCCTTACCCCTCCGTGGCGATGTCCGCGGCTGTATCGACCTACGCTGAGGCAAACACCAAAATCTACCTCGTGGCGTCACAAAACGGGGATATTCTCACGGGCTCGACCACGGATATCGCCAGCGCGGCACAGACCAACGGGGACACCCGAACTGCGGTTCTGTACCATCCACAGCCCCACCAGTTCGCAGATGCGGCGTGGGCTGGCGCACGGCTATGGACGAACCCGGGATCGGAAACGTGGGCGTTCGTCGCCCTCGCTGGAGTCTCGGCGACTACGCCTCAACTCACGGCCACTCAGCGGACCAACGCGCTCGCCAAGAATGCCACTGTTTACGAGACTGTGGCGGGACTCAATATCACCGAGTTCGGGCACGTGGGGGCCAATACTGGGGGTAGCTGGATCGACATCATCCGCTTTCGCGACTGGCTCCAGAGCACGATGCAAATCAACATCCTCGTGGCGCTCACGAGCAACCTCAAGATCCCATACACCGACTCAGGAATCGGGATCATCGAGGCGCAGGTACGTGCCACCCTGGAGGCGGGAATCAGCGCGGGCGGGCTCGCGCGCAACCCCGCCTATCAAGTTAGCGTGCCCAAGGCCTCGAGTGTTTCCAGCTCTGACCGCACAGCCCGCGTGTTGAACAATGTCACCTTTACCGCCCAGCTAGCCGGGGCGATTCACACCGTCAACATCAAGGGTCAGGTGACCGTCTAATGAAACAGTATGACCCAAAGCAGTTGATTATCACCTTCGCGAATGTCCCAATCTCGGGCTTCGACGCGGGGAGTTTCGTCAAAGTAGCGCGCAACGAGGATACGTGGACCCTTTCCGTGGGTGCCGACGGGCAGTCCGCGCGCACGCGAAACCAGAACCGCTCAGGCATCGTGGTTTTCACCCTGCAGCAGTCATCGCCCAGCAATGACGTTCTGAGCGCTTTTGCCGTCCAAGACGAACTTTTGGGGGTCGGCGTGGCGCCCATGCTGGTGAAGGACTTGGTTGGCACCTCACTGTACGCCGCGCAGAACGCGTGGGTGAAAAAGCCCGCGGACACCGAGTTTGCCAAAGAATTTCAGTCCCGCGAGTGGACGATCGAGTGCTCTGACCTGAACGTGTTCGTTGGCGGGGCGCTAGGGTAGTCCTCAGAAAGTAGGCAGTCTTGATCAAGACCGAAGAGAAGGAGATTGACGGGCTCCGTTTCTCCGTCACCCAGCTTCCAGGAATGCGCGGGCTTCGGATGTCTGTTAGGTTAGGCAAGCTCTTGGGGCCTGCCCTGGCCCGCGCGGCCGGGGCCGCAACCGGAGGGCTTGCCTCGCTCGACGTAAGCAAGCTCTCCGGCGCGGTGGACGCGCTATTTGAGCACCTCACCGAGGATGAGATTGAATCGGTGACGAAGGCCCTACTCGAAAGCTGCCTGGTAACGATCGAGGGCAAGACCGGCCCCCTTATGCCAATGTTCGACACGGTCATGGGTGGGAAGGTCGCCACGGTCTACAAACTGTTACGGTTTGCCTTCGAGGTAAACTTCGGAAATTTTTTCGGCGGGCTCGCCGCGCTGGGCGCACAATTCGGGGCGGGCCCGGAGTCCAGGCCCCTCCAGCAATAGCTGATGTTTGGCCCGCGTGGCGCCTAGTTCTTGAGAAGATTGCCACGCTGCCGGAGCTCGAGACCGTCTGGAGCGTTGACGATATACTCGACGCTAACGAAGCCCTAGACGCTTGGGGCGAGGCGGAGGCCGCAAGTCGTGAACGTCGCTGAACTAGTTGCCACTCTTGGACTTGAGGTAGACGAGGGCGCTTTCGAGAAGGGCAAGGAACTCTTGCACCGGCTCGGCACTGCCGCGGGCATTGTGGCGGGCGTGGCAACCGCGGCGGGCGTGGCGCTTTACGAAATGGCCAAGTCCACCGGGGAAGCGGCGTTCCAGGTCTCGAAAGCCTCACAGAAGCTCGGGGTTAACGCGCAGGCGTTGCAAGAGCTGGGGTTCGCGGCTGAATCCACGGGAGTCTCGTCTGAGACGCTGCAACACGGGTTGCTGCTGCTCTCCCGAACGGCCTTCGGCGCGACCGAGAACTCTAAGGAACTAATGTTCGAGTTCCGCCGGCTAGGGCTCCAGATCTACGGCGCTAACGGACAGATGAAGCCCGCGAACGAGCTCCTCGAGGATGTCTCGGACCGTTTCTCAAAAATGCCCGATGGCATCCGCAAAACGGCGCTTGCCACGAAGCTCTTCGGCCGCTCTGGCGCGGAGTTGATCCCGTTCCTCAACAAGGGGCGCGTGGGGATTGACGCGCTACGCGAGAAGGCGTCCGAGTTCGGCGTGGTGCTCAGTGACGAAGTGATTGCGGACGCCAAGGAGTGGGAGCACGGGAATCACATGCTCGCTGCGTCCCTCCAAGGGCTCAAGTACGCGATCGGCGGCCCACTCCTAAAAGGCGCTGGGAAGTTCAAGGAGATGCTCGCGGAGATCATCGCCAAGAATCGCAAGTGGATTGCCTCGGGCGTGCTCCACTTCGTCGACATGCTCAAGGGCGGATTCACTCGGTTGGCACGGATTGCTGAGCCGCTGGTCGAGCTGATCAAAGCGTTGGCATCTAAGATCGAAATTCTTGCAATGGTCGCGGGCGGGCTAGCTGTTGCGTTTCTTGGGCCACTTGCGCTTATCGTGGCCGCGTGGCTCGGACTCGCGCTGATCGTGGAGGATATCTATCGTTTCCTTCAGGGCGAGGGATCTGTGACCGGGGATCTCCTCAACAAATACCTGGGAAAGGAAACCGTCGACAAAATCCGCAAGGGTTGGATGGACCTCAAGGAGTTCTGGCGAGCGCTATTCAACGATGACTTTTTCGCGTGGGTGAATGACGGTCCCTTTGGGCACCTGAGCGAAATCCTAGAAGAGTTCGCCAAGACGTGGCACATGATCGTGGACGGCATCAAGCACGATCTCGAGGTCATCTCCCGTTTCATTCCCAGTTCAAAAAACTCCCTGTTTGGCACCGTGCAGCAACTCTACGGGGCAACTCAACAAACCTTCGGTGGGGGTGCCTCCCCCGGCGCCTCGGTGGGCGTGTCCACGTCCATCGCCCGCGCTTCGGTGGCGCCGAGCATGTCTGCAAATTTCGTAATCAACTCCGCGGGTGGGGACCCGAAGGAAATCGCGGATACGGTTTCCGCGAGGATGGATGCTTTCTGGTCGCGGTCCATCCGTGAGACCTATGCGGCCGTCGCCGCGCCCTCGCCGCTGTTACCTGGGGTGACTCCGTGAGCGATGTTGCTCAGCTTGTATTTCTTCCCACGCCGACTCAAATCGGCGCGCTCACGCTCGACTGCTCGGTCACCGAGTCGCACCACGGCGAGGTGGAGACCACGGATCACCCCGTGGAGCAGGGCGCGGATATCACGGATCACGTGCGCCCCCGGCCGGACTCGCTCACGATCGAGGGAATTGTTTCAAACACGCCCATCGTTCAGGTGGGCGACTCGGGACAGCAGTTTCCCCTCTACGCGTCTGGGCGACGCGACGACGCCTATTCTCAGCTCAAGTCGTTCAAGGACAACGGCACGCTTTTGACGATCGTCACAAAACTACACACCTATTTGAACATGGTTCTCACGTCCCTCGAGGTCCCGCGCTCGGCTCAGACTGCAGATGCGTTACACTTCACCGCCGGATTCAAAGAAATCCGGATCGTGCAAAACCAGACCGTGGTGCTCCAGACAGCGACCCCCCAGGGCAAAGCAAGTGTAAACAAGGGCAAGCTCGCGGCCACTGAAATCACCCCCCCAGCGCGGACGGACAGTCAGTTGCATCAGCTCACGGGCTTTTTCGGACTCAACCCACGATGAAACTCGCGCTTCCCCTACAGCCCGGTGTTCCTGCATACACGTTCTTCGCTGTGCTCGACGGGGTGACTTACGGGTTCGACGTGCTGTGGAACGACCGCTCTGCGACGTTTTTCATGGATATCACCGACGTGCAGGGGAATGAGATTGTAGCCGGCGCTAAGGTCGTGCTTGGAACCACGCTATTCGGGCGATCTCCCGCCGTGGCGATGCCCCCCGGGCAGTTCATCCTCGTAGACACCTCAGGCGCAGACCTCGATGCGGGGCTGAATGACCTGGGGAACCGGGTACAGGTCGTCTACTACAGCGCGAGTGAGTTCGCGTGAGCCAGCTTTTCCAGCGGCGGGTAAACCTGATTATCGCCCCGCCCGAGCCCGCGAACTTCGTTCAAACGGTAACTCCCGCCGTGAGCATTACCGGACTGCGCGTGCAGTTCCACATTACCAAGACGATCACCAAAGAACCCAATGTTGCGGAAATTTCGGTCTCGAACCTGAACAAGGATTCCCGGGCCAAGTACCAAGATAGGAGTTCGAAGATCGTCGTGCTGGCCGGATATGAGGGAACGCTCGCGCAAATTTTCTCAGGCGAGGCCCGGACCATCGATCACGAGCATCAAGGACCGACGTGGGTCACGAAGATCCAGTGCGGCGACGGGGAGCGCGCCTATCGCTTCGCGTACGTCAACGCGAACTTCGGACCGGGGACTGCAGTCCCTGAGGCGCTCAAGCCCGTGTTGAGTTCGCTCAAGGGGCTAGGAATCGATGTTTCCGGCGCGCTGCAAAAGGCTGCGGGAATCGCGTCTTTCCTAACAAACGGCTACGCCGCGCAGGGGCAGGCAGTGAAGGAGCTAGACTCCCTGCTTCAAGGCACGGGCTATGCTTGGTCTATTCAGGACGGCGTGTTGAACTTCCTGCTTCCGGGGCAAGCGCTCGCAAACGCGGTGGTTCTCCTCACGCCGACCACGGGCCTTGTGGGCTCCCCCGAACACGGCTCCCCGGACAAAAAGTTTGGCTCCGTGCTCAAGGTGAAGTCTCTCCTTCAACCTGAAATCCGCCCGGGCGGGACGGTGCAGATCAAAAACACCCAGAGCGCGGACGGAACCTATTTCGTTGAAAAGGTAGTGCACACGGGAGACACTCACGGGGGAGACTGGTACAGTGAGTTCGAGTGTCGTAACACAGGAGTGAAAAACTGATGGGTTACGAGCGCTCACCGACTCTGCAGCAGCTGTTCGACGGGTTCCGCACCGCCGTGTTCGCCGATCTACACGTGGCGTTCCCTGCCGTGGTACGGGCGTTCGATCCCGTGGCGCAGTCCGTGGACGTGCAGCCCGCGCTGCAGATTCCAGTCCCGAACGAGGATGGGACTAGCACGTTAGTCAGCATGGCGATTATTCCAAAGGTTCCGGTGGTTTATCTCGGCGGTGGTGGATTCAAACTTGTCTACCCGCTGGTCGCGGGCGACACGGTGCTGGTTGTGGTGGCCGAGCGATCCATCGATCGGTGGTGCTCTCAGGGCGGGGTGCTCGATCCCCAGCAGCAGCGCTCCCACCATCTCGCCGATGCGGTGGCGATCCCCGGGCTGCGCCCCTTCAATACGCTGCAATCCGTGCGCACGGATGCGATCGTGCTCGGTGGGGATGGGGGAGGGAAGCAGGTAGCTGTGACGGGTTCCCAGGTGCATCTCGGAGTGACCGATGCGGTGCAGATGGCCACGGATGCGCTCGCTCTGGCCAGTAAGGTGGACGCGAATTTCACTGCATTCAAGGGGGCCTACGACGGGCACACGCACGTGTACTCTCCGGGCCCGAGTCCTCCCATCCCAACAGCTCCGCCCATCCCCTCAGCCCCCGCGCCGAGCCTCACGGGCTCAGCCGTGGTAAAGTCGAACTGAAATGAGCCAGCCCCTCCCGCGCGATTTGCTGCTGGACCCATCCTCGGGCGATTTGTCTATTCAGTTCGGGGATTTGCAGCTCGTGTATGACGATCCGGACAACAAGAACCCGGCGGGGATTGTCTCGGACGTTCGGTCCCGACTCCAGTTTTTCGCTGGCGAGTGGTTCCTAGACCAGTCGATAGGGCTCCCTTACTACCAGCAGATCTTGGTCAAGAACCCTAACCTAGCGGCCGTTAAGGCCTTGTTCTACCGAGAAATTCTCGCCACTCCCGGGATTAGCTCGATCACCTCGCTCACGTTGGATTTCAACCGCGCGCAGCGGCAACTCACGGTGACCTACTCGGCTGCGAGCGATTTCGGACCAATCATCAGCCAGGCCGAGGCGCTGAAAACACCATGAGTGGCCCCTTCGGATTGTTGCTCACCGGATTCGTCCCCAAGCAAACCGCGGACATCGTCGCGGATCTAGACGGCGCCCTACAGACGCAGTTTGGAAATTCGATCAACCTCTCGCCACAGGCCCGGTTCGGGCAGGTGGTGGGCATCCTCGCGGAGCGGTATCAGGAACTGTGGAGCCTCGCACAAGAGCTCTACGCCTCGCTGGACCCCGACATGGCCACAGGCACGGCGCTGGCCAACCTCTGCGCCCTCACAGGCACCACCCCACTATCTGCCACAGCCTCAACTGTTACCGCAACCTGCACGGGCACCCCTGGAACCATCCTCACGGGCGCAACGTCGCCAGTGCAGGCAAGCGTCACAGGCACAAACGGCGGGGTGATTTTTCAATCCGTAATCAACTCGACCATCGCCGCAGCTACCGCGTGGGCGGGCACCACGGGCTACACCCTAGGCCAGCGGCGAACCAACAGCGGGAACATTTACGAGGTAATCACGCCCGGCACCTCGGCAGGCTCGGGCGGTCCGAGCGGCACGGGCACGAATATTACTGACAACACGGTGCATTGGAAGTTCATCGGCACGGGCACGGGCTTCGTTGACGTCGCCATGGCATGCACCCAGGTCGGCCCCCTCGCAGCCCCCGCGGCAACCCTTACGACTATCGCCACCGCAATCAGCGGCTGGAATAACGTCTACAACGATCTTGATGCGGTGCTCGGGCGCGCCCTCGAAACAGACGCGGCGCTGCGCATTCGCCGCGAGGCGGAGCTCCGAATTGCAGGCAATGCCGCGCTGGAATCCATCCGCGCCAAGGTGCTTGCGGCGCCGAACGTCACTACGGTTACCGTGTTTGAAAACGTGACCGACACAACGGACGGCAACGGACTCCCACCACACTCCATCGATGTACAGGTTCAGGGGGGAGGCGTCGATCCGGACCCGAATATCACGGGCGCGATTTTCGCCAGTATCGCGGCGGGCATCAACACATTTGGAAGCATCTCCGGCACAGTGACGGACTCACAGGGTACCGCCCACACGATCAACTACGATCGACCGACGAACCTCCTCGCGTATATCATCGTCAACGTGATTGTGAATCCATTAGTTTTCAACGCCACGTCCGGCCCGGCTGCCATCAAGGCCGCGATCGTCGCGTTCGGGAACACGTTCATTACCGATCAGGATCTGATCTCCAGCGCTATCGCCGCGCAGGGCTACTCAGTGCCGGGCGTCATGGACATGCAGCTTCCGCTGATCGGCACTGCGCCGGCCCCGGCGAGTTCCACGACAATCAACGCCACGCCGCGGCAACTCTTCGTTTTCGACACCTCTCGAATTACTGTCAACATCACCAACGGGACCTTCTGATATGCGCAAAGTCTTCGCCCTCATCTGCTGCCTCACCGCCGCTGCGGTTCTGTCCGGTGATTTCATCTACGGCGGGGGAGCAATCCCCACGGCCAACAAGGTCAACGCGGGGCCGCTGCTGGTGAACCCAAATCAGGCGCTTACCGCGACTGAGATGAACCAGATTATCAACGCGCTGCAGTCCACACAAAACGCGATTCTGAGCGGCCAGTACCAAGGGCTCGCAAGCCAGCTCACCGCGCCACCCACCGATGCCGGTATATCGACCATCGCCACGGTGCTAGGACGTTACGTTGTTTCAGAGAACGGGGGGAACTACCGCAAGGCACTGCCTTACTGGTTTGATACCACCGACTACGGTGCCAAAGTCGACGTGGTTGGGATTCAGTTCGACGCGAATATCACCACGGGCACCGCGGCATTTTCCACCACGGCTTCCACGCCTTTCAAAGCAGGACGAGACGAGGGCAAACTTCTGGTGGTCGAGGGCGCGGGCGCAACAGGCGGATCGCTAGTCACTACGATTTCTTCGGTCACCGACTCGAAGCACGTGGTGCTCGCGGCCACCGCCTCGGCCACAGTGACAAACGTCCGAGCCCTGTTCGGCACAGATGACACCGCGGCAATTCAGGCCGCAATCAATGCGGTGGCGAGCGGTCCGGGAAACGGTACGGTTTACCAGCCGGGCGTGTCGCTCACTTCCGCAACGTTGGTGAACAACACTGACACCGCGCATGTTCGTTTCCAGGGGCAAAACTGGTTTACCTCGGCCGTGCTGAGCGTGCAGGCCGCGGGGGGGAGCAACCACGGCACTTATCAGGTGACTGGCACTACAGTGAGCGGGGGAAACGTGCAGGTGCCGGCGGGAGGGTCTTGGTTCGAAATCGACAACATGACTCTCGCTTCGCTGAACGGACACGTACTTAACTTGCAATCCTCTAACGGCAAACTCCACGATCTGTGGCTCGCCGCAGCGGCGCCCGATTCGGTGCTATCTGGATCGGCATTCATTTCGCTCAACGCCAACGTGCTTGAGGGCTGGAACATTCGCGAGGGTGGAGGCAACATGCTCTCCGGGCCGACTCCGGCCGATGTCGGCTGGCTCGGCGGTATCGGTGCGGTTTATCAGGTTGGATCGTCTGGTGTCGCTTACAAAGGCAAGCCGGCCTATGGCCACTCGGCAATCAGCACAAACGCGGGCGTGGGAGGCGGGAACCAAAACAATGAGCACCATTTCCGCAACGTTCAGAACCACGCGTCTTTCTCCGTGGCAGGCGTTTACGTCGCAGACACTGGAGGCTCGGGCACCGCGACCTCCCCCTTCGGATTTGAGTACACTGATTGTCAGTTCAAGGCTGATCAAGTCACTGTGAGCGCACAAGCGGCATACCTCGCAGATGGGTGCGGTGATTTGGATTTAACGGTAGCCAGCTCGGAAAATATAGGGAGTGCCCCCTGGCTATTGATCAAGTCCACGAACAACCCGTGTACTGTACGCGTGCATGGCGGGGTTGGATATACACAGGCCGCCATTAACGTTGACCGCTCCTCCGGAAATCTTGGGTCATATGTCACGATCGACAACGCAAACTTCTCGCTGTTCAATTACGTGAATGACACAGGGGGTACCGGGTACGCGCGAATGAACAATTCGGATCTATATACCGGCTGGAGAGGCAGCGTAGCCCAGCCTGCGGGTATTCAGAATCGCGTGACAGGGGGTTTCTCGAGCCCGCCAGTGATGCTTCCTGCTACTATCTCTGGACAGTACTATCCAAGCACCTGGGCACATTTTTACGAGGGGAACGGCTTCCAGGCCAAAACATTTGAGCAAGAATTTATTGGGGGCCCCTCAGGGGGAGATGATATTTATTACAGAGCACGCACCAACCCAGACCCCAGCCACATGACTGCGCTGCTGAGTGGCGACGGGTTGTGGGAAAAAGATGTCTACGGCCGAGAAACAACCGGGGGCGGAACTTGGCAACCCGCGGTGGCGGAAATTACCGGCGTGTCTGCTATCTCGTCTGGCGCAATCAAAGCATTTTGGTTGTTGCAGCTCCGAAATGGGTTATCCGGGTTAACCGACGCGTTGCGCGCAGATATGAACACGGGGGCGCTGGGCACAGGCCTGAAATGGAACACGACGGGGAGCCAGAGCCACGGCGTGACTTCCACAAGCTCCACGGGCTACGCAGTGCTAACAACTGACTATCTCGTGCACATGACCGCAGCTGGTGCACGAACAGCCACGCTACTTGATGCAACCACGGTATCCGACGGCACCGTCATAGAAATCAAAGACGCGGCAAACCCCTGCACTGCGGGAGGTGCTGGGCCGATCAATGTTGTGTCCTCCGGCTCCAGCACCTTAGACAACACTGCGGCCGGAACGGGGCTCAATATCACCACTAATTGCGGCCATTTAAAGTTCTACGCCCAAGGCGGGAACTGGTGGACTGAATAGCGTGGGCTTCCCCTACACATTCCCGATCGTCTTCGGACCCCCGGTCATCGGGCAGATTACAAACCACGTTCAGGCGGCAATCAACCGCCTCGCGGAACAGTACAAAAAGCCCAACATCCAAGGCTTCCTCACCGCGTTCGCCACGGAAATTCAGGACGTGGAAAACATGCTTTGGGGGCTCTACACCGGGCGCTGGCTTTCCACGGCGCAAGGGGCTTCCCTGGATCAGCTCGGGAAAATAGTGGGGCAGCCGCGCAACGGGCAGGACGATGTTACTTATCTGATCTACATCGGGTCTCGGATCGCCCTCAACAAGGAGTCTTGCACGGTCGAGGACCTCTACCGAATTTTCATAGGGCTTCTTCCGGGCGCCACGTTGAGCATCGTCAACTACCTGATTTGCAACTTCGTTTTCTACATTTTCAACTTCCCCCTGACCAACGTGCAGGGGCAGACTCTGCTCCAGTTATTCCGACAGGCTCGCGCCGCGGGGGTCGGCGGGCAGATGCGCTGGAGCCCCGTGGTGGAGTCCCAGACGTTCAGCTTCGCGGGGGGTCCGGGGCTGGGCTTCGATGACCTCAACGCTCCGGGGGGCGGTGGGCATTTCGTGTCCGTTTACGGATAGGATGGAGACATGCCAGCTCCCAAACCGATCAGCGTGCCTGACTGGGCAACCACCGCGACGGGCATTGCGAATAGCACCACGCCAAGCGCGGGGTTTCGTGGCGACGGGTGGCCGAACGGCTACCAGCCCCCCTCACAGTATTTCAACTACTGGCAAAATCTCGTGGGCCAGTGGTGTGACTGGCTCAACGATTTACAAAACGAAGTGCTCCTCTGGACAGCGCTCAACACATTCTCGGCAGGCATCGCAGTAACGCAGTCTGTGCTCAATGGCAGCGCTGTGATTGGCACCGGAAACGGCTCAGGTGCTGGCGTCTACGGCGTGTCGGGCGACACCAACAATGCCTCGGGCGTCTTGGGGTTCGTTGGGGCAGGGGCGACGAACGGCCGAGGAGGGCAGTTTACCGGGAAAGGTACGGGCGAGGGGGCGACGCATCTCGGGGGTACGAACGGGCCTGGATCCATCAACACGGCGGGCGGGGGCAATAACTCCGGAGCCGTCAATACCGGCACAGGATCTTCCCCAGGTGCTCTCAACCTCGGAGGGGACACAGGTGCTGGATCGGACAACGCCGCGGGCGCTGGGTCCAATACCTACGGCGCTCGTGGGTTAGGTGACGGTACCGGCGTCGGCTTGCTTGGCGTAGGTGGATCCAGTAGCGCGGGCGTTCAGGCCACCGCAGGGGCGGGGGGGATCCGCGGAGCGTTGCGTTTGAGTGTCCAGGCTACTCCCTCAGCGCCACTCAACGGCGATGCTTGGGTTGACAACAGCGGATCTAGACCGCGCGCCGGGGTGGCGGATTTCAACGGAGCAACCCGATATTTCGTTGGACACGACGTTCCCACGGGATTGACCTACGACAATTCTTGGACCGACCACAGTACAGCCCCCGCGGGCTTCTACACATCAGGTCAGGGACGGTGTTACCTACGAGGCTCTATCCGAAATGCTGGCACGCCAACACTTCCTCAACAAGTTGCGCACAGTCTGCCGGTTCCTAGCGCACTCACTGCTGCCGGCTTCTTGCAACTTGCAGCCTCCGTAAATGGTGGCAGTTACGTGTTCCTACGGATTAGCAACACCGGCACACTGACCCTCGCTGACCCTGGGGGCAATTGGGCGAGCGGAAACTCTGTAGACCTCGAAGGCCTTTCCTACGACGTGCAAACATGATTGATCTCAAACTCATAGTCTCATCCGCCGGATTGCTCGGAACCCTCGGGGTAGCTGCGATGGGTTACGGCTCTCTACGAACCACTGTCACGGTCCACGACAGGGCAATCGAGACGCATGGGGTAGCGCTCAACAAGCTCAACAAAGAGCGAGAGGCCCACGCAATCGAAATCCAGAAAATCGACGATTCCCTTGAAACCCTCAAAGACAACACCGAAACAGCGCGAGACATGCTCCGGAAGCACGGGGAAACGCTCGACCGTCTCGAGGCGTTGATGCGCCATGCCCGTTGAACTTTTCAAACGGATAGACCTCGATCTCCTAATGCCTGACTTTCGGGACAGGTGGCTGGAGCTCGTTGCTCGATGCGCCTCGAGAGGGGCCATCTACTGCGCTCTTTCGGGTTGGCGGACTCAAGGCGAGCAGATGTTCGAGTGGTCCAAGGGACGCACGACACCAGGCCCCCACGCAGGCGAGGCTGGTTACGGACCCCTCGGGCAGACGGTGACCAAAGCCAAAGCTTGGGAAAGCGCGCACAACTTTGGCATTGCTGGCGACTGCGTTCGGGTAGTTAACGGAATCCGGCGCTGGGAGGTGCCTTTTTACAATGAGCTCGCCGAGGAGGCCCCTCACGTCGGACTGATGACCGGTGCCAGGTGGCAGGATTTTGATCACGTGCAAGTGCCCGGATTCGTCACCTGCGATGATCTGGCTCCCCTGACTGCGATCATGAAAAACGGTGGAAATATTCAGGATTGCTGGAACATTGTCCTCTCGAGGTGGCAACCCGCGCCCGTTTGCGCGTAGTATCGAATCCATGGACGCGAACTCGTTGAAGCGGTGGGCGATGACGTTGATCGGCATGGCGGTCATTGCCGCAGGCAATAAACTCGGGCTGACTCCCGGGCAAGAAGCGATGATCACCGGACTGCTCGGGCTGTTCCTCGCCCAGTCCGGAGTCAATGCGGTGTTTGAAAAGCTGGCAGCCTCCAAGGGGCTCGGCACTGTCTTGGGCGACCTCGGCAAGCTCAAGGCCGCGTTTGATGCAGCCAAGGCGCAACAAGCGCAGTCTGCGGCGATGGCCACTCCGCCCGCCCCCGGCGCGGCGAACGCCTAGTGCTCTGGCCGCTTCCGCTTTTACTCGGGGCGGCCCTGCTTCCCGGGCCTCGCGCGCTGCCCGACGCACCGACATCAATCACCCTGTTTGATGATTTCGGTTGTCCCTCGGCCCCGCCGATGACCCTGAATTCGGACGGCACGTGGACGGCAACCCAGGCACGTAAGGACAGGCTCGACTGCGGCATTACCCGCGCACAAGTCAAACTCGACTTCTACGACGGGAAACCTGCGAAGCAGGCGCCAGATCCCGGCTTCCAGCTCCAGCTATCCCATGGGGTTGTTGCGGTGGTTACGGCTGTGCTCGCGCTAGCAACGGCCATGGTACAAAACCGAACCTCGCGTCACTGCCGGGCCCTTGTCGGCGCCTGCTAGTGTGTGTTTAACTGTTAAGTCATGACTGAAAAAACCTGCACGCGTTGCGGTTTGCCCAAACCTCTTACCCCCGAAAACTTCAATCGCGATCGCCGAAACTTGACGGGTTTCGTGAGCATGTGCGTCCCCTGCAGGCGGGCATACAACGTTGAGAAAGAGCGAGATCGCTGTATCCGCCGAGGGATAGCACCTCCAGTTCCGCGGAAACCCAGAGGTGATGAATTCGAGATCACCGAGGATGCGGAGCCCTCAACGAAGGCCGAGGAAATGACCCAGCGGGTTACCGCTCGCCAAGAGGCGCATGCCCAGAAAATCGCCGATGAGTTCGCTCCACTGGGCCCAGATGCGATCGGCCACGCATTCGAGGGCGATGAGTACTTCGTGCGCGTGGCGAATGATCCGAAGGCAGCGAAGGAGCACAAGCAGGAATACTCCAAGCTCATGGGTCAGAGCGCAAATTTCCTCTCAGCACTGGCCAAGGGAGATCTCTCGATGTTTGCGGATGCGGATGCGCGCAAGCTCGCCCTGTACCGCGCCGCGCTGGCTGAGGAGGAACTCAGGTACATGGGTCGACGCAACGCTCGCTCGGAGACGCTGCACCTCGCACGCGAGGCGCTGATCCAGCGGGAATGGCGGGACCTAGCAGAGCGCTATCTCGCTGAGAAGATCGTGCCTGCGGGTTTCGCCAAGGAGCCCCGGGAGGCGAACGAGCAGCGAGCGCTACTCCTGATGCTCTCGGATCTCCACCTAGGTTCGGACCTCGAGGGCCGCGGCAACCCGCTACCCTTCCGCGCGCAGGAGGAGGCCCGCTGCCTCGAGTACCTCCTACGCAACGTGCTCGGGTACAAAACTGACCACCGGCTCGAGACCGCGCTCTATGTCTTCCTCGCGGGGGACATCATCGAGGGCACATTGGGCCACGACAAACGATTGAGGGTGCCGGGCGCCGAACAGCGAATGATTTTCCTGCAGCTGTTTCTGCCCTTCGTGGCACACT